CCTCATGCGGGTATGCACTGAGCACCCGCTACGCTTCGCGCATCTGTGGGATCGGCCCCTGCCGAGGACATCCCAGCGGCGAGCGTTCCAGCAGCTCGGCGATGTGGTGACCGTCATCTGCGGAGGTAATCGCAGCGGTAAGAGCGTCGGCGCAGCTCAACTCGCGATCGCCACAGCCCTAGGAGGTAGGCACGCGGACGCCCGAGAATGGTGCAGGAACAACGGCATTGACCCCGCCATACTCCCGCAGCGGCCCGGTCGAGTGTGGGCAGTGGCGCTCGATAGCGGCGACTCGGTGGAGTACCTCCGACCGACCTATGCGAAGTATCTGCCGCCCGGCTCGAAGTGGCGCAACCAGCACGGCAACGGGCGCGCATCGGTGACCCTGCCTGGCGGCGGATACGTCGGTTTCCTGAGCATCGACATGGGCCGGGACGGCTTCCAGGGCGGGGCGGTCGATCTCGTCCATGTCGACGAAGAACCCCCCGGATCCGGGCATGTACTGAACGAGATCATGATGCGGCTGGTCGACCGTCGCGGACGTCTCATCGTGAGCATGACGCCCCTTCGCGGGCTCACCCACATCTACGACCGGTGGGTAGCCAACACGCCCGAGGACGTGCGGGTTCACTACATCCACGGCGCGGACAACCCTCACCTCCCGGCCGGCGCCCTCGACCGGATGCTGAGGCAATACGGAACTCACGAGAGAGCGGCGCGAGCTCGAGGCGAGTGGACCACCCTCGAGGGCAGGGTCTACGCGGAGTGGGCCAGGCATCTGCACGTCGTGCCCGCAGTGCCCATCCCGCCCGAGTGGACCCTGACGGGATGCATGGACTTCGGCACACGCGCGCCCGCGGTCTTCCTGCTCCTGGCCCACGACCACGCCACGGACACTATCCACGTCATCGCTGAGCACTACCGTGCAGAGTGGACCATCTCCCAGCACGCGCGAGCGATCAAGGGCATCCTGGCGGGGCGGGAGTGCAGTCAGATCGTGGTTGACCCCGAGGACCGTGGCGCGCGGCTCTCGCTCTCGCGGGACCACGGGATCGTCACGGTGCCGGCCAAGAAGGGCCCCGGCTCGGTGCGCAGTGGCATCAACGCGGTGTGCGAACGCCTCGCCCCGTCAGCCGTCGATGGCCTGCCGGGGCTGGTTGTCCATGAGGGCAAGTGCCCGAACCTCGTGCGCGAGATGGAGAGCTACATCTGGGATGATCGGGCAGGAGGCACGAAGGACGCACCGAAGCCCGGCCAGTCCGACCACGCCTTAGACGCGCTCAGGTACGGCATCGGTGCTATCGGTGCTGGGCTGTTCGGCGCTGGGTAGCAGGCCGAGACCAGCCGCGAGCATATAGCTCGAGAGAGAGAGACGGCAGGCCGCAGCCCGGCGCTTGAGGGCGCTGAGCTCGGAGCGGTTGACGTACACGGCGAGGGCTTCGCTGCGGCGCTTCGATGGGGGGAGGGGTGGACGGCCGGCCATTAGTTCACCTCCTTGACCTGTGCGGCCTCGATGACCATGCGGGCCAGGTCGTGGGCTCCGACGCCGTCGTGCGCGCGGTGGTAGTCGTTCACGATGTCCTGAGCCTCGATGCACTCTACGGCGTGCGTGATGGCGAGCAGGGCCGCCCATAGCTGCCCAGCCATCTCCGGGCGGATGTCGGGGGCGTCGGGGTGGATGAACAGATCATCTGGCATGGTGTCTCCAGGTGGTGGGGGGCGATGCCCCCCGGTGAGTGGTTAGCTAGTGACAATGCCGACCGCGGGGAATCCCGAGAGCGTGTAGCAGCGGCCATCAGAGGTGGGCTCATAGAGCGTGCCCACGGTTGACTGGTCGTGCCGCCTGAGCACGATCATCCGCTCGGACACGGGGCAGCCTGGCGCGGCCTTGCGTAGCCGTCGGCGTTCCGTGGAGGTGAGCGGTCGGCCATAGCCGCCAAAGGGTATCGAGGTGGTGAGGATGTCGAGGGTGGTTTGCATGCTGTGCTCCTTGTGTACCTATAAGGTAACCCCAAACAATGGTGGGTAAAGGGGTTTATTGTAGAAACTTGCGATACAGTCCCGCGCCCGCTGTGAATGTTGCCTTTACAATCGGGGGGTGGTAGGGTCACCTCGTGGGCGACAATGCGCTGACGGTTCGCGATGGCTGGATGTTGCGGGTTCTTCGAGCCCTGCACCTGGTCGAGGTACGCGACGACGGCACGGTTGACCACAGCGCGGGTGCCGACTTCGCCACAGACCAGGGCGTGGCTCGCGGCTACAAGGCCATCACCTCGATGTCAGCCATGGCCGCATTCCCCTGGGTACAGGCGGCGGTCTCAGCCGTGGCGTCCGACCTCTCGGGCCTGGAGCTCAGGGTCATCCGAGGGCGCGGTGCAGACGCCGAGCCCGACCCAGACCACCCGATCCTTGACCTGCTCGAGCGGCCCAGCTCCCGCGTGCCGGGGGTCCTGTTCCGCCGCCAGCTCGTGACCGACCTGGTGCTGACCGGGTGTTCATACTCCCTGATCGGTGGAGCGAGCGAGCCCGCAGCGCTCATCCGACTGCACCCCGAACGGGTCAAGGTCATCCCGAACCCGGACGGCGCGGGCCCCGGCGCGTATGAGTACGACACCGGCGGCAAGATCGTGCGGTACACCTGGGAGCAGGTGCTACACATCCGGCTGCCGAGCTGGGAGGACACGCCCGCCGGCCTGTACGGTACGGGGGCCATCCGGGCGCTCAACAACGACCTGACGACGGACCTCCGATCGCAGGAGCTCGCAGCGGCGACGGCCAAGACCGGCCGCCCCACCGGCGTGTTCAGCCCGTCCGACCCATCCGACCGATGGAGCAGCGAGCAGATCAAGGTGCTCCGCGAGGCGTACGAAAAGCAAATGCGCGGCGTTTCAGGCGCATTATTCCTCGGCGGCCCGGTCAAGTACGATGCCCTCGGATTCTCACCAAGAGACATGGAATACCAGGCCACGCGGGCTTGGGTGCGCGATGCGGTGCTGGCGGCTATCGGGGTGGTCCCAACCCGGGTCGGTATCCCGAGCGCGAACTATTCCACGGCCGCCCAGTCCGCCCGCCGGTACTGGGAGGACATCCAGGCCCGCTCTCTGCTGATCGATGCGGAGCTGACCCGCCTCGCGCGCATGTTCCCAGGGTCAGAGGGTATTCGCGTGTTCCACTCGTTCGACGACGTGGCGGCCCTCCAGGAGAGCAGGACCGATCGCCAGAACAGGGTCAACCTGTGGTGGATGATGGGGATCCCGCTCGCGGACGCCGCCGCTATGGAGGGATTCGCGGACCTGCCGGTGCCCGAGATCGAAGAGGACGCACCGGCGGCGCCCACCGCGGGAGAACAGCCGGTATCCGCGCAGGCGTTGAACGGCGCACAGATCGGATCGCTGATGGAGATCCTCGCGGCGGTGGCCGCCGGTGGATTGACAGATGCGGCGGCGGTGGCCCTGATTGGCGTAGCATTCCCGACTATCACACCAGAGGATGCGCGGGACATCGTTGCGGGCGCGAGAGCCATACCAGAGGACACGCCCACGGAGACGGCCCGTACACTCATCTCCAGGATGATGGCCGACAGAGGGATAGCCAGTATGGACCCGCTCGCCCGGTGGCTCGTCCTCGAGGGCGGGCAGGCGTTCCAGGCGCCACAGACCGAAGAGGGGCGCGCCGAGCTGTGGCGCGGGTTCATCGAGAACGTCCACGGCCCCGCCGAGCGCGACAACGGGCTGGCGATGCGCCGATACCTGCGTGCATACGGCGCTCGGGTGGCGAAGCGGCTGGCCGAGAACATCGACCGGGACATGGGCGGGCGCATCATCACCCGCCAGATCGACGACATCGCACTGGACAAGATCCTCGACCCCGCGGCCGAGGCCAAGCTGGTGCTCAACATATTCCGCCCGCTGTTCCGCAAGATGATCAGGCGTGCGATCGATGCAGCCATGAAGCTACTGCCGGTCGACTTCGACTTCTCACCGGACCGTATTGACACGCAGGTGGATCTGGACATCGGCCAGATGATCAAGCGGGTGGCGGACACCACGAAGACCGCGGTGCGGGACCTCGTGCGCGCCGAGCTATCGCTGGGCTCGACCATCAACGAGATGCAGGCGAAGCTGATGCAGTCGCAGTCCTTCTCACCCGCTCGCGCGCTGACCATCGCCAGGACCGAGACCACCCGCAGCGTGAACGCGGGCGCCAAGGCGGCGATCAAGGAGGCCCAGG